GTTGTTTTTCCCTCCCCGGGGGCTCATTCCCGTAGATCCAGTCGTTCGTCTGCGGCTCGCGGTTACGGGGATGCTCACCGGAGGATTCGGCGTGAATGGGCGAGAATCGTGGATGGGGGACTTGCCCGGTGTGCTCGTTGTGCTGAGGTGATCGTTCCCGGTTCGCCGTGGGATCTGGATCATCGTGATGATCGTCGCGGCTATTTGGGTGCGTCTCATCGGGCGTGTAATCGGGCTACGTCGAAGTCGCGGCGGAGGTCTCGGGAGTGGTAGCGGTGTTGGCTGGCCCTCGGATTCGTGCGGTGCGGGAGTGGTCGTCGTCGCTTGGGGATGAGGCTGTTGGGCTCGCTGCTTCCGCCGGTTTGATCCTCGATGAGTGGCAGGCTGATGCTTTGCGTGATCTGTTGTCGTTGGGGGACGACGATCGGTGGTTGCATTTCGAGGCTGGCATCAACGTGGCTCGTCAGAACGGGAAGGGCGGGATTCTGGAGGCGCGGGAGTTGGCGGCTCTGTTCCTGACGGGGGAGTCGTTGGCGGTGCATTCGGCGCATGAGTTCGCGACGTCGCAGGAGCATTTTCGTCGGATCGAGGATCTGATTCAGTCGACGCCGGAGCTGCATTCTCGGGTGAAGGCGAAGTCTGGCTATCGGCATTCGCACGGTGACGAGTCGATCAATTTGAAGGACGGCCGCCGGCTGGTGTTTAAGACGCGGACGAAGTCGGGGTTGCGTGGTTTCGCCGGCGTGGATTTGCTGGTGATGGATGAGGCGATGATCATCAATGAGGCTTCGCACGGGGCGATGATGCCGACGTTGCGGGCGTCGCAGGCTGTGCACGGTCCGCAGTTCGTGTATGCGGGTTCCGCTGTTGATCAGGAGATCCACGAGCATGGGATTGTGTGGGCTCGGATTCGTGAGCGCGGCCAGGCGGGTGTCGATCCGTCGTTGTGTTACATCGAGTATTCGGTGGAGGCGGAGCACCCTGATGATGTGACGGACGAGATGGCTGCCGATGTGGGGTTGTGGCATCAGGCGAATCCTGCGTTGGGGATTCGGATCAGCGAGGAGCATATGGAGCGGGAGTTGCGCGCGATGTCGCCGCGCACGTTCGCTGTTGAGCTTCTCGGGGTGGGGGATTGGCCGGCGACGGACGGTTCGCAGGACGTGGTTGTGTCGGCGGAGGACTGGGCTGCTGTCGAGGACACTGACTCTGTGCTGGTCGATCCGATTTGCCTTGCGTTCGATGTGTCTCCTGATCGTCGGACCACGATTTCTGCGTCGGGGTTGAACGAGCGCGGGAAGCTGCACATCGAGGTCGTGAACTCTCGGTCTGGGACGGGCTGGGTGGCGGAACGTTTGGAGGAGCTGTACCGGTCGCATGAGGTCGTTGAGATCGTGTGTGATGGGTTTGGTCCGTCGGCGTCGATCGCCCGTCGGGTTGATGAGGTGGGGATCACGGTGCGGCGGATGGGGTCCGGTGATTACGCGAGGGCGTGTGGGTTGTTTGCTGATGCGGTGGGTGAGCGGGCGTTGCGGCACATCGGCCAGGACGATTTGAATGCGTCGGTGAAGGGGGCTCGCACGAGGCCTTTGGTTGATCGTTGGGCATGGTCGCGGACGAAGTCTGTTGCGGACGCGGGCCCGGTGATCGCGTGTTCGTTGGCGCTGCTGTCGGCCGAGGAGTCGGATCTCGGCGGATTGGAGATCTTCTAGTGGGCCGCATCCGCGACTATTTCGCGCAGGGCGCGTTCGGTGCTGATCTGGCGAAACGGGTGGATGCGACGCCGCTCGAGGGAACGAACATGTCGTTGTTCAACTCGATCATCCCGAACTGGTGGCAGGACACGTACGGGACACCGCCTACGGGCGGTGCTGCCCTGGCGGATTCGGTGTGGGTCGCGAACCGCTGCCAGCAGTTGAACGCGCAGCAGATCGCGTCGATGCCTTTGGTGTTTCATGGGTCGGAGGAGCCGGCGTGGGTTTCGTCGCCTGATCCGCACTGGTATCCGAACGGCATCGGTGATGCGTTGCATTCGATCGTCGATCAGCTGTACGGGTGGGGGTTCTCATGCCAGTACATCACGGACTTTTACGCGAACGGGTTTCCTCGCACGTGGACGGTGTTGTCGTCTGGTGCTGTGCAGATGCGGCTGGTTGATGGTTCGCGCGAGTACAAGATGGGCGAGAACATTCTCGATCCGCGTCGTGTGGTGCAGATCGACCGGAACCCTGGGACGGGTTTGCATGGGACGTCTGCGTTGCGTGCGTATGCGCAGACGGCGTGGGGGTTGTTGGCGGCGGGGAATCAGTCGTTGAATGTGACGCAGGGTGGGATTCCGCAGGCGGTGTTGAAGTCGGAGCGGAAGCTGACGAAGGAGCAGGCGGAGGCGCTGCAGGAGCAGTGGATGACGGCGACGTCTACGCGGAACGGCGCTCCTCCGGTGTTGCCGCCTGAGCTGACGTTCGAGGTGCTGTCGATCAATCCGTCGGATTTGGCGTTGCTCGAGTCGCAGGAGTGGAACGCCCGTGTGCTCGCGACCGCGTATGGGGTGCCGGCCGTGATCCTGAACATGAGTCTTCAGGGCGGGTTGACGTATCAGAATCCGGCGGCGCTTGGTGAGATGTGGTGGCGGTTCGAGCTCCGGACGACGGCGACGCGGATCGCGAATGCGTTTACGGCGCAGATGCTGCCGCGCGGCCAGTGGGTCAGCTTTGACGCGGCCGACACGTTTGCGGAGATCACGGACATTTCAGACGATGACGACGAGCAGCTGTCGCAGGTCGCGAAGGCGTCTCCTGCTCAGCAGCCAGGACGCCTCACGGCGATCGGAGGTACCGGATGAGCACACTCGAAACCGACATACAGACGCAAGACGACGAAGCCCCGGGAACGGGGCTTCCCCATGTTGACGAGCGGCCCGAGAGGGTCGTTGCCGTCAGGAGGTTCGACGCGAAAATCACTTCGGGGGACGGACGCACGGTGTCGTTCCGGATTGCTCCGTTCGGTGAGATCGCAGTTAGCGCCGACGGCCTCGGAGGCGTCCCGAAAGGCGTGCCGTACAGCGAGGAGCTGATGCCGGGGTTGTACGACCGCCAGTTGAAGGCGGCGAATCGGGTGCTGCTGAACTTCGAGCATCAGCAAGGGCTCGCGGGGGTGATCGGCCATGCTGTTGAGCTCCGCCACGAGCGGGACGGCTATCACGCGTCGTTCCGGATTCAGGAGACACCGGACGGCGACAAAGCATTGCTGCTGGCGCGTGACGGTGTGTTGAGTGGCGCTTCGGTCGAGTCGTACTGGTTGAAGTCGATCCGTACGGCCGGCGGCGTCGTCCAGCGCGTCAAAGCGCATCTCGAGGCCGTCGCGATGTGCAGGCAGGGCGCATACCCCGGGGCCGTCCTGACGGGCCTCCGGAGCGACGAAATCCCGGACGAGATCCTGATGGACGAAGAGTTGCTTCCAGTTTCTGCCAACCCCGAGCTGATCGAACGCTGCCGTCAGCTTGGCATCCGCATGCCGCAGCGATACGAGGCGCACCCCGACGAAGCGGACACCCCGGCAGACGCCGGCACCTCCGAAGACGGCACCCGCCCAGACCAGGCCACTGCTGAATCAGAAGGAGTAATCACATGAGCACGACACAGAGCGAGCTTCGGCTCGCGAGCCTACTCGACGAGCGGGAAACAGTCACCAAGTTGCACGAGACGGTGATCGCGTCGATCGAGACGAACGACAACAAGCTGCCGTCGGAGTCGCAGGCGCAGATGATCGTCGGCTACCGGGAGAAGGAGATCGCTCTCGACGAGGAAATCCAGTCCCTCACGGACGACGTGGAGCGGAACCGCAGGGCGGTCGAGAGCTCGAAGGCCGTCCGCCGTGTCCTCACGGGCGGCCAGGACGGCGTCGAAGTCGACGGTGACGGAGTGGCGTACAGGTCGATGGCCGCGTACGCACGGGACGTCATCCTGACCGGAACGGGCCGTGTTGCTGGTCAGATCGCCGCGCAGTTCGGTGAGCCGACCGAGATCCAAAGGGCAAAGGAGCGGTTGCAGCTGGCTCTCCGTACCCCGGCGAACACACTGTCGGGGAACGTGGGTGGTCTGACGCCGCCGCAGCACATCGCGCAGATCTTCCAGGTGATCGACAAGAGCCGGCCGATCGTCGCAAGCGCACGGAAGTCCGACCTCGAGCGGGGCACCCTTACGTACCCGGTCGTCACGACACCGCCGGTCGTCGCGGTGCAGGGGACGGAGAAGACGGAGGCAGGGAACACGGGCATGGTCATCGACATGGTGACCGCGACCGCTTCCACGTATCTCGGTGGCGGCGACCTGTCGTGGCAGGCGATCAACTGGTCGACGCCGAACGCGCTCGACCTGTGGTTCGACCTCGTCGCAGCGGATTACGCGTTGAAGACGGAGCAGGACGCCGCACAGGTGCTCCAGCACTCCGGCTTCAGCAACAACATCAGCTCGACGATCGCCGGTACGCCGACGTTCGCGCAGTTCATGACGGCAGTGGGCGCCGGCGCGTCGGATGTGTTCACGAACTCCGGTCGGATCGCGGACACCGTGTACATGTCACCCGACAGGTACTGGTACATCTTCGGAACGACGTCGGACGCGTTCGCGCAGTTCACGTCGGTGTCCGGCGATGGTGTCGGTCCGCTTCGCTTCATCTCCTCGAGGGGGATGGACGCGGGTGTGATCGTCGTCGGCGACTCGCAGGGTCTGCTGGTCGCGGAAACGGCCGGCGCCCCGGTCGAGCTCCGGGTCGTGGAGCCGGCTATCGGCGGTGTCGAGGTGGGTCTGATCGGTGCGTTTGAGGCCGTCGTCGTCGATGACGGTGCGTTCGCGATGATCACGACCGAGTCGTAGGTGTGGGGTAAGGCGGGGGTGTCCTTCGGGACGCCCCCGCGCCACTCTCTAACGGTGAGGAGGTGATCGTATGAATCAGAGACCCGGAGCGACAGACGAACTGGTAGTCGACTGGGGGGCAACGGCCGCGACGTTGGGCGTTCGCGTGCTCGACAACCAGGGGGCGACGACGATCGCCCGCACCACAGGGTTTGTGGAGTACCCGGCAGGTTCGGGTGTCTACTACCTGGCCTCGTTCACGTTCCCTGACGTTCGGGGCACGTACACGCTGCTGTATGACGACGATGGCGGAATAGCGGCCCTCGGGCATGTGTCGACGGAAGGTCTGCTTATCACGTCGAGCGCTCCGGAGGCGCCTACGGGTGACACGTACGGGACGACTGACGAGCTGTTCCTGCGCTTGAAGATTCGGCAGCCGACACCGGATCAGGAGGCGCGCGGCGAACAGGTGCTGCTGATGGCGACAGGGGAGATCAACTCGGAGATCGACCTTGCCGTCGGCGTCGACCTCGAGCCGTGGCAGTTGGCGCTCGCCGCCGAAGTAAACCTCAAGCGCGCTGTCGAGCTTTGGGCTGAATCGCCGTTCGGCCTGATCGGCTTGGATCAGGAGTTCGTGACGCACACAGCCCGTAACTCGTGGGAACGTTACGCGCACATGCTTGCCCCGTTGAAAGACCAGTGGGGATTGGCCTGATCCGTGGCTGACCTCGTCCTGATCATGGAAGAGATGGCCGACAAGATCCGCGCGACCCTGTCGACGGTCGACTTTCCCGTCCAGGTCGAGCCGCGCATGATCTTCAACCCCACTTGCCCGTCCGTCGACATCTATCCCGCGAACCCGTCGCGGGAGCAGGAGTCAGCCGGCATGGGAGATTTGGCGGGCGCCTATCTGTTCACGGTACGCGCACGGTTCCTGATGGACGACACCGATTCGGGGCAGGAGCTCGCGCTCGCGATGATGAACGACAACGACGACCTCTGCTTGGGCTGGGCGTTGTTCGACGACCAGACGCTGAACGGGTATGCGTCATCGGTGTTCGTTGACGACCCCTCGGGGTTCCTTGCTTTCGACCCGCACATGGGTGTGACGTGGCGTGTGACCGTGTACGCGGTGGACAGTTGACCGCGACAGCCGTAGAGACGGTGCTCCGGTTGTCGATCGACGTCGAGTCAGACTGCCGGAAAACGCCTGACTGCGAGCCGTTCGTCCTCAGCGAATACTCCGACACGTTCTACAGCAACCCCGGGCACCCGCTGTCGATCGCTCCACTACCAGCTACCGGAGACCTGTACGAGTATCGAACCTGTTCCAAGGTCGTGCGGGAAAACGCACGCGTCTCGGCCCGTCGAGGTTTCAGGTACGAGCGAATCGACAGGGCCGACTGGGAGGATGACCTGCACGCGATCAGGTCGTCGGCGCGCGAGAGGCAAGGGCGGACGATGCCGCAGGCGTACCTCGAGCGGCAGGCGTACTCGCATGATGTTCCGTCTGGTTGTCCGCGGCATAGCGCGACCGTCCACGGTGTGATCGGATTAGACGGGCATCTCGTGGCGTACTGCCAACTCATGCAGTGCGGCGAGGTCGTCAGGTTCAACACGATCCTCGGGCACGCCGACAGCCTCGCAGACAGGGTCGTGTGGCTTCTCGTCCTCGAAGCCATCAAATGGCATATCGGTGAGTGCGGCGCACGTTTCGCTCTCTACTACACGCACGACTCAGGCCACGGGCCGGGGCTCCGCTACTTCAAGGAGCGGTTCGGGTTCTCCGCAGCCGAGGTGGAGTGGGTGATCGTGTGATCCCGCTGACATTCGAGCAGCTCCGCGACCCAGGAACCAGCAACCTGTTTCCGCGGCATCTCCTTCGGCACGGCGACACGGCGCTGGTGCTGTTCGCCGCGGGCTTCCACGGCCGCCAGGATGCGTTCTGGATCGCAGAGGCGGGAATGACGGCAACGTGCGTGGATCTCGACAAGATCCGTCTGCACGACATGGCTGCTGTGTATCCGCCCGCATGGGAGTTCGTTGTTGGTGACGCGTTCGCGTTCGTGGAGGAATGCGCCGCTGAGCCGCACCGGTGGGATGTCGTGACTGTCGATTGCTGGTCGAACCAGTTCGACGCGTGCGCCGCTGCCGCGGAGTTATGGTGCTCGGTCGCGAGATCCGCGGTTGTGCTTGGCACCGGACGTGGAACGGTGGTCGTCCCGCCTGACGGGTGGGAGATCAGCGAGGTACGCCACCGCTCGACCTACGACGGCGGCGTGTTCTGGACTGTGCTGGAGCCACGATGATCAGGCGTGAACACCAGAAATATCCGCTCCGCACAGGCGACGTCGCGCGGGTCGGCACGGGCGCCTTCTACCTCGACGAGATCACGTTGCTGAACGACCAGGGCATCACGATCGGCGACCGTGTGTCGATCGGCGCGCGCTGCTGGCTCAACGGGTTCGGCGGCATCACGATCGGGTCAGACACCATGATCGGGCCCGGCGTGTTCATTCACTCCGCCAACCACAAGATCGTGGATGGCAGCGTCGACCCTGACGAATGGGATGAGCGGCCCGTGACGATCGGTCGTGGTTGCTGGATCGGCGCTGGCAGCATCGTGCTGCCCGGCACAACACTGGACGACGGCTGTGTGGTCGGCGCTGGATCGGTGCTGCACGGCCATTACGACACAGGGGTTGTGTTCGGCCCGAAAGCCCGCGAGCTGGAAACCGCATGAGAGCGTGTGAGCCGTTCCTGCCTTCTGATCTTGTGGCGCTCGGTGCCCTGCTCGAGGCCGCTGATGTCGTGCCGATGGAGGACGTGTTCGACGGCGCAACGAGCGTGTCGGAGATCGGGATGCGCCACGACTGCGACAACCTCATCCACCCGGCCGTCCAGATGGCCGAATGGGAAGCCAACTGCGGTATCCGCTCCACCTACTACATCCTGCACACCGCGCCCTACTGGAACGACAAGCCGCTGCTACGAGCGAGCCTCGAAACGATCGCCGACTGCGGCCACGAGATCGGAATCCACAACAACGCCGTCACGGTTGCGTTGCAGACCGGACGTGATCCCGCCGACGTGCTGCACGAGGCAACCGACGAGCTCCGGTCGTACGGCTACCCGATCAGGTCTACCGTCGGACACGGCGACAGCCTCTGCAATGTCGTCCGCTACTGCAACGACGAGATCTTCGACACCTGCGCTCGCCCAGGGTTCGGTGGGTTCCCCGACCGAACTCTCGAGTACAAGGGACGCCAGGTTCGGTTGCGGCCACGTCCGATGAGCGAGTACGGGTTCGATTTCGACTCGATCTGGTTGCGTCGCGGCGACTATCTGAGCGACAGCGGCGGACAATGGTCGAAGCCGTTCGCGGATGTTGCTGCGGGCTGGCCTTCGAACGGCCAGTTGCACATGCTTGTCCATCCCGATTGGTGGGCGCAGGCGTTCGCGCCTGTGTTGGCGGTGACATAGCTTGGCGTCGTTCCGTATCTTCCGCAGGCTCGTCGAGCTCCTCGACGTCAACCCTGCCGACAAGGCTGACGGCCGCGTTCCCGTTTGGCGTGATGCGGGGAACAAGCACGTGTATGAGGATCAGGGCAGCGCCGGCGCTACAGGGCCCACGGGTGCGACCGGGGCGAACGGGGTTACTGGGGCAACGGGGGCCACTGGAGCGACTGGTGTAACCGGCACCGTAGGCGCAACCGGAGCGCAGGGCTCGACAGGAGCTACTGGTGTCACTGGAGCGACCGGCGCAGGCACCGTGGGCGCCACAGGCGCACAGGGAGCCACGGGCGCTACTGGTGTGACCGGCGCTACTGGTGTTACTGGGGCGACCGGTGTGAACGGCGCGACAGGCGCAACAGGCGTTACGGGCTCGACGGGAGTGACGGGTGCTACGGGGGCTACGGGGGTAACGGGTGCTACTGGCGCCGGGACGGTTGGTGCGACGGGGTCGGCTGGACTCGATGGACTGGACGGTGTGCAGGGCGCGACCGGAGCGACGGGAACGGTCGGCGCTACGGGAGTGACCGGGGCCACGGGAGCCACTGGGGTCACAGGAGCAACGGGCGTGAACGGAGCCACGGGCGCCACAGGGGTCACGGGTGCGACCGGGGCAACGGGCGTCACTGGCGCCACTGGCGTTACCGGCGCAACGGGCGCCACGGGTGTTACCGGGGCGACGGGCGCCGGGACGACGGGCGCGACGGGCGCGGCAGGCATCGACGGCATCGACGGAGGTCAGGGAGCTACTGGCCCTGGTGGTGGCGCGACCGGGCCGACTGGTGCAACAGGAGCGGATGGTGCGACGGGCGTGACTGGCGCCACTGGTGCCGGGGCCACTGGCGCGACGGGAGTAACGGGCGCTACGGGCGCAACGGGAGTAACCGGCGCCACTGGAGTCACGGGGGCAACCGGGGCGACGGGGGTTACCGGTGCAACGGGTGTCACGGGGGCGACGGGCACGGAGGGCCTCGCTGGGCTGGACGGGCAACAGGGAGCGACGGGGGCCGCTGGCGCAACCGGTGTGACTGGAGCAACGGGAGCGACCGGGGTTACTGGGGCAACAGGGGCGACGGGGGTTACGGGCGCTACTGGTGTGACCGGGGCAACGGGTGCCACTGGTGTGACGGGTGCTACCGGGGTTACGGGCGCGACAGGCGCGACGGGTGTGACCGGAGCTACGGGCGCCACTGGCGTTACGGGCGCAACCGGTGTCAACGGGGCAACTGGTGCGACGGGCGTGACCGGAGCAACCGGAGCTGAGGGGCTTCCTGGCCTGGACGGTTTGATGGGCGCTACCGGTGCCGCTGGCGTTACAGGCGCTACGGGTGTCACCGGGGCGACAGGAGCAACAGGGGTGACTGGGGCCACTGGCGCTACAGGCGTGACTGGCGCTACTGGCGTGACTGGTGCGACAGGGGCAACGGGCGTGACTGGGGCAACGGGCGCGACGGGTGTCACTGGTGCGACTGGCGTTACAGGCGCAACTGGGGCGACGGGTGTTACCGGTGCGACGGGTGCCGAGGGTTTGCACGGGCTCGATGGAGGCGTCGGCGCCACGGGAGCGCAGGGAACGACCGGGGCGACGGGCGCAACGGGCGTCACTGGTGCTACCGGGGCCACGGGCGTTACAGGAGCAACAGGCGTTACGGGAGCGACGGGAGCGACGGGTGTTACTGGTGCGACAGGCGCCACTGGAGTCACGGGCGCTACAGGCGTCACGGGCGCCACGGGAGCCACGGGCGTCACTGGAGCCACGGGAGTAACTGGCGCTACAGGCGCGACCGGAGTCACGGGAGCGACCGGCGCTGAAGGACTCGCGGGCCTCGACGGACAGCAAGGTGCGACGGGGGCCATCGGCGTCACGGGCGCCACGGGAGCGACCGGCGTAACCGGCGCTACGGGCGTCACCGGCGCTACGGGCGCGACCGGGGTGACGGGCGCGACCGGAGCGACCGGTGTGACGGGGGCTACCGGTGTCACTGGTGCCACGGGAGCCACTGGGGTTACAGGCGCCACCGGGGTTACGGGTGCGACCGGTGCGACTGGCGTGACCGGGGCGACGGGGTCGGATGGGTTGCCCGGACTCGACGGGGGTCAGGGGGCCACGGGGGCTGCTGGCGCAACAGGGGTAACGGGCGCGACTGGAGCGACCGGGGTCACCGGGGCGACGGGCGTTACCGGAGCAACAGGCGCTACGGGTGTCACGGGGGCGACCGGTGCGACGGGGGTCACTGGCGCGACAGGAGTTACCGGCGCGACGGGGGCGACGGGCGTGACTGGTGCGACCGGGGTGACCGGGGCTACCGGAGCCACTGGCGTAACCGGTGCGACGGGCGCGGAGGGCCTCGCGGGCCTGGACGGGCAGAAGGGCGCAACCGGAGCGACTGGTGTGACAGGAGCAACGGGAGCGACTGGTGTGACAGGAGCAACTGGGGCCACCGGCGTCACTGGGGCAACCGGTGTGACAGGCGCTACGGGCGCTACGGGAGTCACCGGAGCCACTGGAGTCACGGGCGCGACAGGCGCAACAGGGGTTACTGGTGCGACGGGCGCTGAAGGACTCGCCGGTCTGGACGGCACCGTGGGCGCTACGGGAGTGACGGGCGCGACCGGCGCAGGAACGACCGGTGCCACGGGAGCCACTGGGGTCACCGGGGCAACGGGTGCTACCGGCGTGACGGGCGCGACTGGATCCGGGGCTACGGGTGCTACCGGGGTTACGGGCGCTACGGGTCCGAAGGTGACAGGCCAGATCTTCCTGACAGCGGCAGGCATGTGGCCGTCAACGACAAACGGTGCGGCGACGAACGCGAAGGTCGACAGCGGAGCCTCCGACGTAGACATGTACGTCCTCGACTTCGCTGATGGGGCGACGAAGCTGTTCGCGCAGGCGACCGTCGCGATGCCGACCGACTGGGACGCCGGCACGGTGACCGCGACGTTCTACTGGACAGCCAACACGACTTCGACCAACAACTGTCTGCTGGGCTGCGCCGGACGTTCGTACGGCAACTTTGAGACGATTGATCAGGCGATGGGCACGGAGATCACGGTCACGGATGCGTTGAACGGCACCGTGAATCAGGTTGCTATTTCGGCGGCGACAGCAGCGATCACGCTCGCTGGCACACCGGCTGCCGGGGAGCTTGTTCAGTTCAAGGTGTCGAGGGATCCGGCATCGGGCAGCGACACGCTGGCGGCAACCGTCAGGTTGCTCGGCGTGATGATCACGTACACGAGGACATAAAGGATGACCCTGGTGGAGCGTCTAGCGGTGATGGAGTCGGAGGTCGAGTCGTTGAAGGCGGAAGTCGAGTCATTGCGGTTCAACCAGGAGGGCGAAGGGCAACTGTGGTTTCTTGTGCGCGATCACGCGCAGAGGTTCGACACGCTCGCGACGCCGTGGTGGAAGCGCGTCTGGTTCCGCATCCTGGGGTGGCCGGGCCGCCGTGACCTGAATGCCGACCGGCCTGCGTGGCGCCCGTGGAGGGCGTTCTAGGTGCCTACGCAGTTGTTCTTCCGGTCGGCTGCCGCGACGACGCAGCGCGGCACGAACACGAACGACCAGCGAGGGTCAGCGAAGGGATGGTGGTCGCAAGGGTTCGCGACGACGAGAGGCGGGGGCGTCACGTCGCAGAACGCGGCGACGGTCACCGGAGCCACCGCAGGGATCGAACTGGATGACGCATCGGGCTTCCTGTACGAGTGGATCTCCGATCCCCTCGACGCCGACACGACGATCTCCGGGACGATCACGCTAAACCTGTGGGCTTCCGAGAGTTCTATGAACGCGAACGTCGCGATCAACGCACGGATCGACCGGCTCGACAGTCAGGGCGCGATCGCCTCCACGATCCTGACGACCGCTCGCGTCACCGAGGTTGCCATCACGACCAGGGCAGCGAACAACTTCACGGGCACGCCGACTTCGACGGCCTTCCTGAAGGGCGACCGCATTCGCGTCGTCGTGTTCGGTGACGACGCGGGCACGATGGCGACGGGCTTCACGTTCGACTTCGGCTACAACGGCACGTCGGCGGCGGCCGACGGAGACTCGTACGTGACGTTCACGGAGACGTTCGGGTTCCTCACGACCGTCCCGGCCGGATCGACGCTCTACCTCACGAACACCGATCTTGCGCTCGCGACAGTCAATGACACCGGGTTCGGGACGGCGACGGTGGCGACGTCGGACGACCAGGGAGGCACGCCGAACTGGACGAACCCGGCGAACGCCGAAGTGTCCGATGACGTCTACGCGACCCTTGTTCTGGCGGGCACCGGCGGCGACATCCTTACCCTGAGAACGTATGGGTTCTCGCTTCCCGCCGGTTCCATCATCAGGGGAATCGAAGCGATCATCGAGGGGAAAGTCTCGACGGGCACCTACAACATGAGCGGCGCCCTGTACGTGGACGAGGTCGGCAACAGGTCGAGCAAGACGCTGACGTTGACGACGACGGAGCAGCAGTTCACGCTCGGCGGCCTCGCCGACAACTGGAACCCGACGATATTCCTGACCGAAACGCTCGTGGAAGGATCGAGCTTCAGTGTTCGTGGGGTGACAGCCACGACGGCCACTCTCACGATCAGCATCGACTACATCGCCGTCAAGGTCTACTACTCCACAAACGGGCTGGAGAAGGAGATGTGGACGTCTCGCGGCGGCGGGGACATCCAGGTTGACAACAGAGGCACATCTTCTGTTTCAAACTGGGTAGCGGTTCCGGTTCAGAACTACACGTCAACTTCCGTCGGCGGCGTTCAACTGGAGTGGTACACGAAGCCTCTGGTGGCTTTCACGCTCTCGGGCCTCGTGAGGGCGAACCTCCGAACGAATCAGGTGAGCGCGGCAGGAGACACGTCGCCTCGTGCTGAGATCGCTGTCTGCGACGCAGACGGATCGAACGCCGTAATCTGGGGTGCCGCGTACTTCAACGACGCGACCGGCGGCGAGATGACGAGCACGCAGGCCGCGTACATCATCGACGTCGCCGGAGACGACCTAGCGGTCACTGACGGGCAACGGATCAGGCTTCGCTGGTATTACGGGCCGAAGTCCACATCGCAGAAGGGAGGGGAGGCGATCAGCAGCTACTACGCCGGGACGAGCGGCGGCGCATCGGGCGACAGCTACCTGATCCTGCCGCAAACAGTCACCGAGGCAGCGACCATTCCTCGGCACCCGGCGATCAACCACTGCAACCCCGCGCTCGCGTGAAAGGAGAAAGGAACGTCGTCACCGCACCCCCGTGCACCATTTCACCGATCACTAACACCAAGAATAAGGAGGCTCGATAATGCCCGCATACACACCGGCAACGCTGATCTCGACGAAAATCCTCGGGAACGGCGCGGCCAACATCGCAACATGGCGGCACCAGAACACCGCTGGCGCCTCGACGTTCAGCATCATCCGAACGTTCCTGATCGAAACCGTCACGGCCGCACGCACCGTCACGATCCAGCAGGGCGTCACGGCAGCCGACACGGCAGCGCAAAGGCTGTTCGACGCCTACCCGCTGACGGCAAACCAGCCGTTCATCCAGAACGGATGGTGGGTCGTGATCAACTCCGACTACTTCCAAGGGTTCGCCAACTCGACGGACATCAACGGCGCAGCCTACGGATACACGTACGCATGACGGCGGTTCAGGACATGGAGCGGCGGGCTCATCGTTTCGATGAGCTGGCCCTCCGTCCGCAAGCGAAGGGCATCCCGACGTTCCGCTGTCCCGTGTGCAGAAACAAAGCTCAGAATGATGCAACGGCGATGGAACCAGCGTGCACGGGCCCAGGATCGGCTGACGTGCATCCGCTGACGGTGATGGTGCGTGTGGCCGACGAGCAGCCGACGAACATGATCTGCGTGACGACATGACAACATCTAGCGGGAACCTCGTGGAAGACGCGCAGGACTGGGAAGCCGGCTGGTGGGGCGACTGCATCAACACGTTCGGTGAGGAAGCGAAGCAGATCAGCTACGCGCACCGGATGGGGTTGCTCGTCGTGCCCGACTACGGACGCTGGCCCATGTACGACCTTGCCGAAGCATCCATTCTCGATCTCGGCGGCGGCCCGGTATCGATGCTGCTGAAGACACGCAACAAAGGTAAGCATTGCACCGTCGTCGACCCGTGCGCGTACCCGGAATGGATCGCGACCCGCTACGAGGTCGCGGGCATCGAGTACGTGCGAGAGGAAGCCGAGACGTTCCAGTCGGGCATCGAGTTCTCGGAGGCGTGGTGCTACAACGTGTTGCAGCACGTCGTCGACCCCGAGTCGGTGATCGCGACAGCGAAGACGCACGCGAGCAGGCTCCGCATCTTCGAGTGGCTCGAGACGGAGGCGTGCGACGGACATCCGCACACGTTGCGGGCTGACGACCTGAACAAGTGGATCGGGAAGGGTTCGGGCGTGATCGAGATGGTGAACGAGAACGGCGCCTACGGCCTCGCGTTCTACGGAAACTTCGACCTCCGGTGACATCAACGCTACACGTGATCGGACTTCCACACACGCAGACGAACGGCGAGTGGACGACGTGCGCATACACGACGAAGGCCGAACGGTTCTGCCGAATGATGACCGGAGGCGACCGCAAAGTCATCCTCTATTCGGGCGAGCTCAACACAGCTCCCTGTGATGAGCATGTTCCGTTGCTGACGGAGGAACGACGGCGCGAGTGGTTCGGCCCGCCCGACGAGACACAGCTGAACCGGGGCGGCTTCGACTGGCAGGCAACGTCGCCCTGGTGGACGGAAATGAACGCGAGGGCGATCGGCGAGATCATGGAACGAGCCGACAAGCAGGATCTGCTTCTTCTCTCGTCGGGCACGTCACAACAGATCATCGCGGAGGCGCTACCTCAGCTCACGCTCGCGGAGTACGGCGTCGGCTACGAAGGCATCATCCTCACTCGGGCGAAGACGGCAGGCCCGTGCTTCGCCGCTTACGAGTCCCATTCGCACCGGCACCTTGTTTACGGGCTGAACGGTTGGCGCCGGGGCCGCGAGTACGACACCGTGATCCCGAACTTCTTCGACCGGGCCGAGCTGCCCGAGGGCGACGGCGACGGCGGCTACCTGTTGTTCATGGGCAGGCTCATCCATCAAAAGGGCGTCCACATCGCCGCGATGGTCGCGGAAGCTCTCGACATGCGGCTCGTCGTCACGGGGCCCGGGGCGACGGAGTGGGGAGACGGCTTCGTCAGGTTCCCCGAAGGCGAAGCGAGGGCGCCGGGATTGGAGTACGTCGGCCCCGTCGGGATCGAGGAGCGCGCGCGGCTGATGGGAGGCGCGGCGGTGACGCTGATGCCGACCCTGTACGTGGAGCCGTTCGGAGGCGTCGCCGTCGAAAGCATGATGTGTGGTACCCCCGTCGTCACGACCGACTTCGGAGCGTTCACAGAAACCGTCGTCGAGGGGCTATCCGGCTACCGCTTCCAGACGCTGCAGGAAGCTGTCGACGGAACAGAGCGCGCAATGAGCCTCGACCGGCCCACCGTTCGCGACTACGCCGTCGGCCGCTACTCCCTCGACGCCGTCGCCCCACTGTACGACCGCTGGTTCACGAACCTCGACGGACTGTGGGGCGAAGGCTGGACCGCCCTGCGCGAACGAGAACTGGCCGCCTGATGCCGTCCCTCTGGTTCGTCGTCCCGGTTCACGGGAGGCTCCCGCTTGCCTCCATCTGCCTACGCCAGTTACGCCGCACCTGTGACGCGCTGACCGAAGCCGGCATTGAGGCCACCGCTGTCATCGTGGCTGACAAGGAGAACCTGCGTGATCTACAGCGGCGTCTGAAGGGCAGCGGCGAAACGCCGATGCTAGGGTTCGGAACAGTGAAGCGCGACAACACGTTCCTGAGCCGCAGGTTCAACGACGGCATCCAACTCGCTCTCGACCCGCAGCACAATCCTCGGCCAGCCGACTATGTGGTTCCGTGCGGATCGGACGACTGGGTCGACTGGCGCATCCTCACGAAACTTCCCGAGGGAAACACGGTGCTCGGGTTCCAGCATCTGTCGTTCGTCAGGGAAGACGGACGCGAGATGACGTCCAGGTTCCTGAACTACCCGGGTGGCTGCGGCATCCGCGTGTATCCACGCCGGATGATGGCGAGGCTTGGCTATCGGCCCGCGGACGAGGACCGCAAACGCGCGTGCGACACCAGCATTCTGCGGAACGTGATCCAGGCCCACCAGGGCATCCGGATGCAGATTCTGCATGGCGAGATCGACCCCCGTCAGATCGTCGACTGGAAGTCATCGGAACAGCAGCTCAACTCGTACGAGGCATTGGAGATCCACAAGCCCGTCTCGACGGCCGATCCGTTCTCCGAGCTCGCAGACATCTATCCGGCCGAATCGTTGCGTGACATGGAAGCCCACTATACGAACGCAAGGCCGCAACGGTTCCTGGTGACGACATGAACGACACCCACGGCCTCTATCTGGTGTGCGGTTCCCGTGCTTACCGCGGGCATCAGCCAGGAGAGACGTTCGAGGCGAACATCGAACGGAACGCGGAACGTCGTGCCGTACAACGACGCGACATACGTTTGCTCGAGCGGATTACCCCGACCATCCAGCCGGGGAGTTTCACGCTTCCGCATGGCTGGCTCACACAAGAAGGAGGAAGGTAGGCAATGGCTTACCCGAGGAACATCGCCCTACACGATGAGATTCTCATCGACGGAACGGACGCAAGCAACGCGTTCAGAGCCTTCGGGTTCTCGAGCGAGCACACATCAGAAGACGTCAGCGGATTTTCGGTGACAGGGTTCGACGAGACGCTCGCCGGCCGCACTGCGCAGACGCTGAAGGGAGAGGCGTTCTACACGCCCGAGTCGTATGCGTTGCTGTACCCGCTGCACGCGAACAGGGAAGTGTTCCCGATCCAGTGGCAGCCCGAGGGGCTGACGGACTCGACTCGGGAGACGTACGTCGGGAACGTGCAGCTCCTGACGTTCAACCCCGAGGCGACCCGCGGCAGCGTGCGTGTGATGACTTGCACGTTCGTGGCCGCTGACGAGGACGGCATCACCGCAACCACCGGCTCGTAACATGGCCGGCGGAAGCATCCACGTAGAGGGACTCGCTGATCTGAACCGGGCTCTCCGCCGTACCGACCGTGACGTGCGGCTCGGGATCCGGCGGGAGCTCCGGTCAGTCGCGGAACCCGTGAAAGCGGACGCGGAAGCGCTGGCGCTCGGGCGCATCCCGAACCTGGGGGTTGAGTGGAGCCGCATGCGGATCGGGCAAACAGCCCACACCGTGTACGTGGTGCCGAAGCAACGCGGAGTGAAATCACGGGCGAGGCAGAAGGCACGCAGGCCGAACCTGAAAACGCTTCTGCTCGACCGGGCGATGGAACCAGCGCTCGCGCGCAATGCGGACAGGACGGAACGAGAGGTCTCGGAGATGCTCGACCGGGTCGCGGACAACTTCAGCAGATGAAAGGAGCACAGTGGACACCCTGACGATCAAGGGGGTAGCCCGCAGGGTCGACGGCGACTATGCGTGCGATCTCGCAGCGATGTTCGACGTGTCGTCGGACGAAGCTTTGACGAACCAGGAAGCGCATCTCGTGAAGCGGTTGTCGGGGTCGCGCGGGAACGAGATCGTCGAGGCGTTCATCGCCGGCGACACTGACGTTCGGATGGCGTTGGCGATCATCGTGCTTGGCCGTCATGGCAAGGACGCGGACGAAGCGTCGTTCTGGGCGGCGAAGATCGGCGCGACGACGTTCACTCTCGGCGCGGACGATCTCGAGGAGCCCGCCGACCCTCCTACGACCGAGGGAGAGCCGCTGAGCTCGCCCTCGAACGATGGTGGGGACTCTTCGAGTACGACCTCGGACGGGCCCCCGGAGAACGTCCTGAGTCTTACTGGAACCCGAGGTTAGGCGACGTTGTCAATCTTCGCCCCTGCGATTTGGGAGAGCTCACGCAGTTGCAGCTCTATAACGCCCACACCTACGCGAACCCTCTCGAGGAATAGATGACCGACACGCGCGAACTTCGGATCAACGTCATTGGTGATAACCGGAAGCTCACCAAGACGTTGAAGGACACGGAGACGAAGACGAACGCGTTCGCGAAACGTCTGGAGGCGGCGGCGGCCGGAGGGGCGTTGGCGTCGCGTGGCGGTGCTGCGGGCGGGTTGGCTTCATCGGCTGCGCTTCTCCGTGGTGGCGGTATCGCGTTGGGAGCAGGGATCGCAGCCCGTCAGGTGCAGCTACTGACGACGTCTGCATCTGACCTGAATGAGCAGTTGACGAAGTCGCAGCAGGTCTTCGGTGATTCGTCCGCCTCGGTCGAGAAGTGGTCTAAGACGACCGCGAAAAGCATGGGGATTTCACGGACGGCGGCGCTCGAGGCGACCGGCACGTTCGGGAACCTGTTCGCGACGGTGAAGATCGCGCCGGCCGCAGCAGCCCAAATGTCGCAAGCGCTCGTGACGTTGGCAGCCGACCTGGCGTCGTTCAACAACGCGAACCCGACCGACGTGCTGGACGCATTGCGATCGGGGCTGATCGGTGAGGCGGAGCCGTTGCGCCGCTTTGGTGTGCTGCTATCCGAAACACGGGTGCAGCAGGTCGCGATGGCGAACACCGGGAAGACGAACGCGAAGGCGCTGACGGATCAGGAGAAGGCGTTGGCGCGCTACCAGATCATCCTGAAGGACACCGTGAAGGCGCAAGGCGATTTCGCTCGCACGTCGGAAGGGCTCGCGAATCAGCAGCGGAAGCTGAAAGCACAAACCGATGATCTGAAGGTCAGCCTCGGCAAAGGGCTGCTGCCGGTGATGACGGAAATGACGAAGCTGATGACCGAGGGCGTCGGCGCGGCCGCGCTGTTCGGCGAAAAGCTCGGTAAGGTCGGTGTAACCGGAGAACGAATTGGGTTCGTGATCAAGGACTCGTTGGTCAGCGCTATCCCGGTGATTGGGCAGGCGCACAAGGCAACCCAACTGTGGAATCTCGCGTTCGGCCAAACGGAGCAGAAGATCTTCGACGTGACAGCTGCCGCGAAGGCGTTCGGCGACGCGTTCGGGGTCGCGGCCTTGCAGGCATCTGATGCTGCGAACAAGGCAGCGTCTGTGCCGGCATTCGGGCAGCCTGGATTCAAGCCGGGGAAAGCACCGGCAGTGCCTCTCGGCCCTTCAGTCGAGAAACGAAATACGATCATCGACCAGGGCATCTCGCGGGCGGCGTTCCGAGCCCAGTCTGACGACGCCGCGAAAGAACTCGCCGGGCTGAAAGAAATCGAAGCGATGATCGTCGCGCGGATAGCGGTCACGAACGACATCACCCGGAAGCTAAAGCTCGAGGACGACCTGATCACGGTGCAACGTCAGCAGCAGGACGCACGCGACCGCATCCAAGCATCAGCGGAGCAGCGTCTCGCCGATCAGAAGCAAGCACGGCTCGACAAGCGGCAGGCGGCAGAGGAAAAACGGCTGAAGGCAGCTCAGGCTCGGGCAACACGTATCGCGCAGATCACCGCCCGCCAGTTCAAACAGCTCGGTCTGAACGCCGAAGGAGACCAACCCACACCGGGAGTCGCCAACCTGAAGAAGCGCGTGGCGACGTTCGCGGACGCGGTCAAAGGATCGTTCCTCGACACCAGCAAAACGAAAGCGCAACTCGCCAGGTTCCGGAAAGTGCTCGAGGAGTCGCTTGTGCCGAAGGACGTACGCGCGAAAATGGACGAGCTGTTGCGCGACCTGAACGCGAAGCTGAACGCGAACGCGAAGAAAGGTCCGCTGACGAAAACACGACAGCTGAACGCCGACAGGATCATCGACGGCCTCGGACTCTCACGCGACGAAGCCCGATCGTTGAAAGCGCGGCTGTCGCACTTCAATTCGGGAGGGGTAGCGCTCGCCGGCTCAGGAGGAAGCTCATCTCCGATCGTCGTTCACTCCAACCTGTATATCGACGGCAGCAAAGTCGCGACGTCCACAACGAAGCATCAGCAGAAACGGCGGCGGCGGAACCCGCAGCAAACCAGAGGAAGGAACGGCGGCGTCTAGGTGCCGGACGGAAGGGTGCTGATCGCGTTCGCCGACGGCCCACTCGTCGCAGCACCAACGTGGACGCGCATCGACGACACACCGAACCTCGTCGCGGAAATCGAAATCAACACCGGCAAACAAACCGAGCTCGACGTCACCGAAACCGGCACCGCCGTCGTCAGGATCAACGACACCGAAGGCTTGTTCGACCCCGACAACACAGGCTCACCCTACTTCGGGAACCTGGACGGCAAACAGATCCTCATCCAGCTTTACAATCCCGTGACGGCCACGTGGTTCCCGAGGTTTCGCGGAATCATCGACGAGTACGGCTACGACCTGAACCCCGCAACATCGGGCGGCGTGTCGATCATTTCGGACGTTCAGATCGAGTGCGTCGACATTATGGACTACCTCGCGGGCGTCGACCTAATCCCCGGAGTTCACGGCAACACTCCGCCAGCAGGATCGGAGGGAACGATCTTCTACGAGGACGGCGAGGTCGACGCACGCATCATCCAGGTGCTGGCAGACCTCGGCATCGACCCTGACATGTACGTCGTGTTCTCAGGGAACGTGGACGTGCAAGAGTCACTCTACGACCCCGGCGACAAGGCTCTCGTGGCGCTACGCGACGCCGGTGACGCTGAGTTCCCGGGGCTCGCGAACATCTACGTTGACAGGTTCGGCCGCTTCGTGTTCCACGGTCGCGGCGCCCGTATCGATCCTGACGGTGTGTCGGCCGGAGCGGGTGACGCAGCCTGGGATTTTCAACGGTGGTATGCGGGAGACGGCGCAGCGATCGTGCTCGACCCCACTCGCGCTCAGATACGCCCGCCTGTCCAGTTCTCCCGCGCGCGCAACCGCCTCATCAACTCCGCTTTGTGCTTCCCGAAAGGCGTCACCGAAACGGTGATCCCGACGCTCGTGTTCCAAGACGCAACGTCGATCGCCGCCTACGGAGTCCATTCGGAATCGTGGTCAGAGCTGATCGTCGCCGGCCACAAAACGAACGGAGACACAGCCGACGACCAATGCCTCAAGTACTCGACGTTCTGGGTTACGAATTTCAAAGACCCACGCACCCGCGTCCAGGCCGTCACGATCAAGGCGATGCGCCCCGATGATCCGCGGGCAGCGGAAACATGGCGAATCATGACGCGGTCAGACATCAGCGACATCCTCGACCTCGAGGTGGGCGTCGCCGGCGGCGTTGGTGTTGCTGGCGAATACTTCATCGAGGGATGGCACCAAACGATCCGGCCGCTCAACCCAACCCACGACATGGTCGAACTGTCGCTTAATCTGTCGTCTACGGCGGATTGGGCTGACCCCGACAACGTGTTCGAGGGCAGTTAAAATGTTGCCGCGCAAGCACGCCCGCACGCATTTGCCCGGAGGCACCGACCCGCTCCCGAGCGCCGCTCCCGCTGGCGGCATTAGCGTGCCCGCGACGAAATACACGATGCTCGGGAACGAATGGTGGCTCTATTACGACTCGGGTTTCCACTCCGGCTTTGCTCCTGTGCGTGACAGCGCCGCACCGTTCGGCGGCTACTTCCAGTCGACGGCCCAGAACGCTTATTTCCTGTTGGGCTGTCCACTCGGCCCCGTTGACTCCCGCTGGTGCATTGATTTATGGTGGTCGGAAGGATCTGATTACGGGAAGTTCGACATGGAATGGCAGACCACCACGGCCGCGAACACGGCTGGTGGCGTTGATCTATCTGACCAGTCGATAGCTGAGCCAGACGAGGGAGGCACTTGGTACAACACGTCTGCGGGAACGACGATATGGCAGATAAATGCTTACACCGTTGCCCCCCATGACGACCACTACGACGACCAGATTTGTTTGTTCACCCCGCAGGGTGCGCCTGGAACGATGCTGTCTGCCAACGGCACGAGCGGAGCCGGTGTCGACCCGTGGCAATGGCAAGCTACGGCGCTGATGAACGGCGGTGCGGACGGGAACGTGTGGTGGTGGATGCGACTAAAAGTGAAGACGAAGGACGCTTCGTCTTCGGGCTACCGTTGTCGGATTCACGCGATCAGGATCCGTCGCGAAGCCGCGTTTGGCTGGACACCCTTCTAGCCCCCTAAGCAAGCAAGGAAACGCTGACAACTAACCCGACACGGGAGGCAGCCGCATGACACTCAGCCCGGATGCTCTCCCGACATTGAAGGTCGGGTCGCGTGGGCCAGCGGTGAAGGCCGCGAAGATGGGCGTCAACCACTGGAACGCGAAACCCGGCAACACGATCCCGGTCTTCGGCGTGTTCTTCCGGGCGCTCGTGAAGCAGTTCCAGACGGCCCACACGATCCCGGCGTCGGGTGTGATCGGCCCCGCAACCTGGGAAGCACTGCTCCCGCACATGAACGACATCGCAAGGAACCTGCTCGAGCCGCCCGTCGACTCGGCGCTCGCCAAAGCACGCAAGATGCTCGCCTACTGCCGTCTGTTCGACGGCCCCTACGTGTACGGCGGCGAACACGACCGTACGCTCGCTGACGACACACCCCACGGCAACTTCGACTGCTCCTCGAGCACGTCGCTGCTGATGTATCGGTTCGGGATCCTCGGATCAGACCGCGCCCAGGTATCGGAGTGGTTCGAGTCGTGGGGGCAGTCGGGCCGCGGAAAGTACGTGACCGTCCACGCGAACGGCGACCACGTGTGGACGGAATTCAGCCTGCCCGAAGGGTACTTCCGTTTCGATACGAGCCCTCATGGTGACGGCCCCCGCGGCCCACGGGTACGCACGAGCCGCCGGTTCGACAGCAGCTTCGTCCACCGGCACCCGGCGGGAATGTGACGCCGGCGGAAGAAGAACGGCAGGAGCTCATGGTCGCAGCGTTGGACAGGCTCATCGCCGCCGAACTCGCGGGCCTCAGACGCGAAATCGTACTCACGAACAGCCAGTCCGAACGGGCCATCCACCTCGCCTCGCAAGAATCAAAGGAACGGCTGGAAGCCCACAACGGACTGATCGAACAAATGCGACAACAGGCCTCCCATTATGCGACACGCGAGATAGTTGCGATCAACCACGAGACAAGTTTGCGTCGCTTCGAACGCGTCGAGAAATGGCAGGCGCAAATGACCGGAGCCCTGGTTCTGATTTCGCTGGCGCTGCCTATAGCAACGGCCTACCTGATCCATCTATTGAACTGAGGAAGGAGTGATGTGACCCAATCCACACTCGTGACCGTCCTAATCGTGCTCGGAATCATCAGCTTGCTCGTGTTCATACTCAGACGCTAAGGAGAAAACCATGCTCACCCGCATCTCAGGAGTGACCGCCGCCATCGCGGCGATCCTCAACGCCATCGTCCTCCTCGGATGGTGGAACCTCACGACCGACCAGATCACAGCGATCAACATTGCTGTAGTCGCAGTCGGCACCGTCATCCACAGCTACTTCAACCCGAACCTCCCCGGCGGACCATCCGCCTAACCCAGAAGGAGAGGCATCTCATGTCAAAGCCAGCAGTGGGAACAATCGTGAAAGCCGACTTCGGAGCAGGCGAAGAATACGCTTTGCTCGTCGACATCGGAGGCGACAAGGACACCCTCGTGGCATTGGGGAATGGCGACAAGCTCGGCTACCGTGAGCCGGAAGACCGCGACGACCAGGGTTCGGGCCGCACGTGGTGGAACGCCTAGGGGACGAACGGCACCACGAAGCGGTAGGTGCCGCCGCCCGAATGCGTCGTCACCAACCTGATCACAACGCCACGCCCACCCGTCCTCGCGACGATCACGATGACGTCGACGCCTTCCTGAATCCCGGCCAGCCGAAGCTGCCGCGGCACCGCGTTCGTGACGCGCACCGACGCCGGAGTAGCGTGGACTAGCGTTCGCTGACATGTAAGTCGTACGCTCTTGACACCTAGTACGCGACGTAGTATAAGTGCGCTACGCATGGATACCACGGTGATCGACCTCAGCGAACTGCGCGACAGAATCAGGCTCGCTCCACTCCCCCTCATCGCCGCACGTCTCAGGCGAGCACGCCGCGCGAAGGGCTACTCCCACGACCGGCTAGGGCAACTCATGGGCGGCGTCACCCGGCAGCATCTGATCAAGCTCGAGAAGGCGAAGCACCGACCCGGACCCGAGATGCTCGTCCGCGCGGCCGAGGCGCTCGATCGCCCGCTCGATTACTTCCTGCTTGAGGCAGCAGGCGAACCGAACCCCTTTCCGGACGAGCAGGCGGCCTGAGATGGAGCACGACATGCTCGTCGCTCTCCGGGACGCACTCGACCTCGCGATCGAACGGTCGGAGGAGAACGTCCTCCGCCACCGCGACCCGGAGCGCAGGACGTGACGGTCGGCGCCGCGATCCTCTGGTCGCTTTGCTTCTGGCTCGGACTCGCCGTCCTCATCGGAGCCCTCACGTGACCGTGTTCGAGCCAGTACGCCAAGCACGAGCCGCCTGGGAACGCACCCAGCCACAGCTGTTCCCCGAACTGCCGGACGCCACCAGCCCCCCTCGGGCGGGCGCGACCTCCCCCTCGGCGGCGCCCGGGCGCCCGGCAGCAACACCTAACACGAACGGCGTCGGCAGCACATCCCCGGAAGAGATGAGCGCTGCCGACGCCATTGGAGGCACATCGTAATGCCGCACACAGTCGACGGCACCTATCTGCTCGTCGTCATCGCCGCCTTCATCGTCCTAGCCGGCGTCTTCAAGTACGCGGCTTGGGAGGAATGGGACGACCGGAGACGCCACCAACGCCGCGTCCACCGCAACATGCAGAACATCGGCGGCTCACGATGACCGTCCGGAGCCAGGCCCGCGCAGACGTCCAACACGCGCTCGCACTCGTGCAAACAGCGGTCGGCCATGACAGCGTCCAAGGCGTCGTCCTGATCGAACTGTTGGCCGCCATCACGGCGCTCCGGGAGGCAGATCGGAAGTTGCGGCCTCCGTTGCGGATCGTGGACGACCCATTGGCTTCCCCCGGCTACTCGGTGCGCGTCTGATGAGCGGCGACCCCCAAAGACTCTGGAGCGTCACGACCCTGATCGGAGCCGGCGTCCCCAAGGAAGCACTGATCGGATGGGCAGCCAGAGTCACCGCCGAGCGCGCCTATGACAAGGCCGCAACGCTGGCGGCCATGCGCGCCGACGGAGACCGCGACGCGGCAATCAAGTGGATGACCGAAGCCCGGTGGGAAAAGAGCGGCAGCGCCGCCGTCCGCGGAACCACTGTCCACTCGTTCATCGAAGCCTACGCGCTCGGGCAAACCCCTGAAGTGCACCCCGACCTCGAACCGTACAACCAGCAGATCCTTCGGTTCCTCGACGACCACCAACCAGAGTTCGAGGCAGCAGAATCCCCCGTCTACAACCTCAAGCTCGGGTACGCGGGCACGATGGACATGATCCTCGTCGTCGGCGGCAAACGCTGCATCGTGGACGCGAAAACGACCGACAAGCCCGTCGACGCGCGCTCCCGTCCCCCGTACGGTGAGGTGGCGTTGCAGCTCGCCGCCTACGCTAACGCCGAGGTCGTCGGCGTGTCCCCGGCCGTGATGCGAACCCACAACTCGCGCCGCTACTACGTCTACGACGAGGCGCTCGAGTACCAGCCGATGCCCCAGGTCGAGGGAGCGTTGGCGTTGGTCGTGTCGCCGTACGACTACCGGCTGATTCCCACCAGGATCGATGACGAGGTGTGGAGATCGTTCCTCGCCGTTCGCGAGGTTGCCCGCTGGAGCTTGGCGACGTCCAAAAACGTGTTCGGCCCGACGATCACCGCCCTAGCGAAGGAGGCGGTGGCGTGAGCCCGATCATCGACATTCAGAGAAGGTTGGTGGAAGTCGGTCGCATACGGATGGGGAAGCGGGCGGAGAACGGAGCCCCGACGAAGCTCGAGACGTTCAGGATCACGTCACGCGACCAGTCGCGCCTGACGGAGATCGCGGGCGTGTACGGCGGCGACGTCGTGCCGTGGGCGGAACGGGAAGGAGAGTTCGAGGTGATTACCGCCACGGACGAGCTTCCGATCCTGCTGCTCCCCGGGCAGGCGTTGTCGCAGTGGTACGAGCTTTGGTCCGCCGGTGGCTGCCAGCGGCGCTGTGACGGCGAGAACGACGTGATCTCGGACGGCCCATGCGTGTGCAGCACGGAGAGGGGCGACCGGAACTGCAAACCCACGACGCGGCTGTCGGTGATGCTTCCCGAGATCCCCGGCCTCGGTGTGTGGCGGCTCGAGTCGCACGGCTACTACGCGGCCGTCGAGCTGTCGGCCACCGCAGGGATGCTCGAGCAGGCTACGGCTCAGGGGCAGGTGTTCCCTGCTCGCCTTCGGATCGATCAGCGCGCCCAGGTGAAGGAAGGGAAGACGACCCGGTACGCGGTCCCGGTGATCGACATTGACGTGAGGCTGCCGGAGGCGCTCGGGTTCTCCGCGGCGCCGGAGGCGCTTCCGTCGAGGTACAGGCCGATCGCGGAGCTCGAGCAGTCGACCGGCGTGTCCGTGACGGAGGGTCTGGAGGCCGCGGCGCGCCAGGCGGAACCGAAGGCGCAGACCGCAAGGTCGGCTGAGCCGATCGGGGCTGCCGGCGACTTCATGGATTCGTCGTACGTCCCCGTCCCGGCCGACGACGTGATCGCCAATCCGGAGAAAGAAGAGGCAGGGGCGGCGACACCGATCCCTCCGAACGTGCCTCCCGCCCCGACGAAAGCCCAGCTCGGGAAACTCGGAGCCCTCGTCGGGAAGCTCCGAGACGACCAAGGGGCGATCACGACCGACCATCTCTGGGCAGCGGTGGCTGCCGCCCGAAGCTACGACAAGGAGCAGATGGTCGAGCTGTTCGGCGGCCTGGACGACGACGGGGTTCTACATTGGGGGCCTCTGCTTGAGACGCTGACCAGGCCTGAAGCGTCTGAGCTGATCGACCGGCTGTCCGCGCTCGAGGAGAAGGCGGCGGCATGATCGTCGTCCCCGTCTTTGACGTCGAAGCCCTTCTAACGTGGGCTGACTTCCCTCTGCCGGACGACAAGGCGGAGTGGACGCGACTGCTCAACCAGATTCGCACCGATTGCGTCGCGGCCGCCGAGCAGATCCAGCTTCTCGAGGCTGCTCTCGCTCAGGCTAGGGGAGCGTCGTGAGCGACCACGCCGCTATCGTGCGGGAAGGACTCCACGCCTGCGGCTACGGCAGTGGCCTAACCGTGGCAGCACAGCGCGAGTGCTTCGCTGCTCTCGACCGTCTCGTAGCCGAACTGACCGAGGCGAAGCGCGAGTTCGTGCAGATTCCGACCACCGCACAGATCCTTCGCGCCGAGGCTGCGGAGGCCGAGGTCGCACGGCTCAACCATGAGAACGGCAAACTGGAAGAAGAAGCACGGGCGCTACGGGAGGCGCTCCGTGGCTACATGTTCGGCGGCTCGTTGGATTCCCTCAAAGCCGCTCTCGGGGAGGACGCATGAGCGACCACGCCGCAGTTGTGCGGGAGGCGCTGCAGACACGGGCTGACGGAGCGCTGCTTGTTTCCCTGCACGCCGACGGAACGGAGACAGTGTTCTGTGGTGATCAGGGCGGCGAGTACGTTGGCTGGCAGGAGCGGTCGTATGCCGACTCGAAGGGATGGACGTATCGCGCAGATGCCGATAACGCAGCCATCGCTGCCATCGCTGCTCTCGACGCTCTCGTCGCCGAACGGGACAACGCCGTGGCGAAGGGACAATCGCGGCTGCGCTGTTGGCTGTTTGGCCACGACTGGAAACGCCGCGAGTGGCATGTTCTCGGCACCTGTGATCGCTGCGGAAAGAAGGAGGCTGGCTCGTGAACGACGACGAGATGGAAGCGCAAATGGAGTACTGGAAGAGCAAGGCCAAGGCTGCGGAGGCCGAACGGGACGAGGCGCGGAGGGAATTGCGGAATCTGCGCGAGCTAACCGTGATCTGCGCGGCTGAAGCATGTGACGACGCCTGCGAACGGCATCAACCTGGTTGCGACGGAAGCTGCACCCATCTGGCGGGACACATCAACGCTTGCAACCGCCGCGCTGCTCTTGCCGCTACCAGCGAGGAGGGAACGTGAGCGCCCCTTCCCCTTACGAGCTTTTCGAACAGACGGGTGGCGGCGACGCCTACCGAGTTGCGATGCTTGAGCACGGCCACATTGCCCCCGTTTCGCCGCAACAACAGAAGAAGCTCGGAAAGCGGATACAGATATGCGGCCTTCTCCATCAGAGCGACTGGTCGGAGTGGCGCAGATACGGGAACGCTACCGAGGGCTTCTACGAGGGCCGGTGGTGTCGGACTTGTTCGACCACGCAGACTCGCGCTCTCGCGAAGGAGGACGCATGACTGGTAGGCCCGTGGCTCGGCTTCCGAATCGCGAGACGAGCGTGAGCTCGTACGCCGACTACATCCAGACGAAGCTGCGGATGCACACCGACTGCGGTTTCGACGCGCAGGCGTCCGAGCAGCTGTATCCGTTCCAACGCGAGATCGTGGAGTGGTCGCTGAAGCGCGGCCGTGGTGCTGTGTTTGCCGACTGTGGACTTGGGAAGACGCCGATGCAGTTGGAGTGGGCGAGCCAGATCGCCGCCCGCACGAACGGAGACGTGCTGATCCTGGCGCCGCTCGCAGTGTCCGCGCAGACGAAACGGGAGGGCGAGAAGTTCCATGTCGACGTGAACGTGTGCCGCACCGCCACGGACATTCGCCCGGGCGTGAACGTCGCGAACTACGAGCGGCTGCATCATCTACAGGGCCACGAGTGGTCGGCTGTCGTCCTCGACGAATCCTCGATCCTCAAAGCCTTCGACGGGAAAACGCGGGTTGCTCTAACGGAGTGGGCGCAGCGGATCCCGTTCCGACTGTGCTGCACCGCCACCCCTTCGCCGAATGACTATGAGGAGCTCGGCGGCCACTCCGAGTTCCTAGGGGTGCTGAACCGGAAGGTGATGTTGGCCGAGTTCTTTGTCAATGACGGCATCAGCGCCGGCCACTGGCGGCTGAAAGGCCATGCGGACGGCGCCTACTGGAAGTGGGTCGCGACGTGGGCGCGGGCGTTGCGGTCCCCGGCCGACATGGGCTACCCCTCCGACGGCTTCGACCTACCGCGGCTGATCGTGGAAACGATCCAGGTTGACGCGGGCGCCGTCTCCGACGACCGGCTGTTCGCGGTTCCCGTCGCGACGATGATGGAACGCCGGCAGGCACGGCGGGAAAGCATCTCGGAGCGTGTCGGGATCATGGCCGACATCGTCAACGACTCGTCCGAAGCTTTCGTCGTCTGGTGCGACCTAAACGACGAATCGTCCGCGCTCGCAAAGATGATCCCCGACTCCGTCGAAGTGCGCGGATCAGACGACGCCGACCACAAGGAATCGGCGCTGCTCGCGTTCACGAACGGCGACGCCCGCGTCATCGTCACCAAGCCCTCGATCGCCGGCTGGGGGCTGAACTGGCAGCACTGCCACAACGTCGCCTTCGCCGGCCTCTCCGACTCGTATGAGCAGTACTACCAGGCCGTCCGCCGCTGCTGGCGGTTCGGACAAACGCATCCGGTGCGCGTCGTGATCGTCGCGTCCAACCGCGAACAGGCCGTCCTCGAGAACGTGCGTCGCAAAGAGGCGCAGGCGCAGGCCATGTTCGCCGACATCGTGGAGGCCATGAATGAGTGAGCGGGCAGGAGACAGGTGGACGTTAAAGCTCGGCGATTGCGTCGAGCGGGTCGCCGAAGTGGACGACGAATCGGTTGGGCTCAGTGTGTTCAGCCCTCCATTCCCGGGAATGTACGTGTACAGCGACTCACCCCGAGACATGGGCAACGCCCACAACATCGAGGACTTCATCGACCACTACCGCTACCTGATACCCGAGCTCCTCCGCGTCACCAAGCCTGGACGCCACGTCGCCGTCCATCTCTGCCAGACGATCAGCGTCAAATACCTCGACGGCTACTCAGGCATCAAGGACTACCGCGGTGCCGTCATCCAGGCGATGATCGACGGCGGATTCATCTACTACGGCGAAGTCTGCATTGACAAAGACCCGCAGGTCAAGGCGATCCGAACGAAGGATCAAGGGCTGCTGTTCAAGAGCCTCGCTACCGACTCGTCCCGGATGCACATGGCGCTCGCCGACTACCTATTGCAGTTCCGGAAGCCCGGCGACAACGAAGAACCGATCCGGGCCGGGATCAGCGCACGCTACGGCAACGCGGACGGGTGGATCACCGCCGAAGAATGGATCGAATGGGCCGCCCCCGTCTGGTATCGGGCATCCGACAGCTACCCGGGCGGCATCCGCGAAACCGACGTCCTCAACGCCGCCGTCGCCCGCGAAGACAGGGACGAACGCCACATCGCACCGCTGCAGCTCGGCGTCATCGAACGCGCCGTAAAGCTGTGGAGCAACCCCGGCGACCTCGTACTCTCACCGTTCGCGGGCATCGGCTCCGAAGGCTACATCGCGCTCAAGCACGGCCGCAGATTCGTCGGCGTTGAGTTGAAGCAGTCGTACTTCGATACCGCTTGCCGAAACCTCACCGCAGCCGGAGGACAGATGAGTCTCCTAGCCGGTGACGCCGCGTGACTCGCGCCCTCCTGATCCTGTGCGCCACAGTGTCCGTCCTGTCGCTCGCCGCCGCACTCATCGCCTACTGGACAGCGAAAGCAGTCGTCGAATGAGCGCCCAAGCCTCCGACCACATCTACCGGCTCCACCCAGACCACCAGCAAACACTAGACCCGTCGAAACTCGTCCACCTTTGCGCTGCCGTCCACAGTCCCTTCCACTTTTGCGCGGGCGTCCACAGCCCCGAGGGCGGCGGCGTCAGCTTCCGAGACCAACTCGATCCCCGTGCCACCGGCCTCTGCGCTTATTGCGGAGAGCCGCTGCCCATACCTGCCCCGGTGCAGGCCAAGCCCATGAGAGGACCAGTGACATCCGAAGAATGACACTCACCCTCGCACTCGCCATCCTCATCCTGACCGCCACCGCCCGGGCCACGGCGCCCGCCCTCACAACCCTGATAGCCGAGGCCCAGGTGTCCCTCTGGACATGCCAGGATCAACTCCAACAGCCACGCACCCGCTACAGCGTCTCACCCTACGCGCTCCCACGCTCCCACGCCTACCGGGAGTGGACGCTCAACCTTTGGACACAGAGGCGCACAGCGTGCCTCACAGCCCTACACGAACAAGCCCGCCAGTGGAACTGGCAAGCGTTTCTGCCGGCGAACTGGCGGAATGTGGCCCGATGTGAAACCGGGATCGACTGGACATTCGCTAACGGAGTCTACGTCTCGGCTTTCGGCATCAGCCGGCGTGAGTACGACCGCGACGCCGCCTACATGGACGCACCACCCTGGAACGACGCCCGACCGCCTTCGCCTTGGAACCAGTATCAGGCGGCGCTCGGGCATTACCGCCGGTTCGGAGACGGCTGGGGGTGCCCGGGCCCGTGAGCAACCCGCAGAAACGCAAAGGGGATAAAGCTGAACTAGAGGTACAGGCTTTGCTCCGCGACGAGCTCGGCGTCCAAGCACGCAGGCAACTCGGAGCAGGACGACGCGACGACATCGGCGACATCTCAGGAGTTCCCCTGACGACTGTCCAAGTGGGGAACATCAAGAACGTTGCGGGCGCAGTACGCCACAAGCCGCTCGAGTGCGAACAACAGCGCGAACGCGCCGGCACACCATTCGCCGCCACGTTTCTGCGGCTCACAGGCGGCGAATACCGGGTCGTGCTCACCGTGGAGCAGTGGTGTGTTCTGTGGCGCGAAGCAACAGCGGGACTCGTGCCATGAGTCCCGCGAGACCTGAACCGCTGTTCGACGTGAAAGCCACCGCCCCCAAACAGTGCTCGCGCGGCTGCAAAGCCCAAAACATTTGCGCCTGGGCCGCAGACAAACACCACTACGGCATCGACGCGAAACAGTCCCGCACGTGTCTGCTGCGTTACGACCAGGCCAGCGCGAAGGTGCCGTACTGATGCGCGACGACCTTTACATCAGCGAACTGCAACATCGCATCCAAATGCTCGAACGCCAACTGTCCGCACGTCCCACCAACGCCCAGGTCGAATACGTGCGCGACTACGGCAACCGGCAGAAGAAACTGTACGAGGCCGTGTTGGCCCGCTGCGTCGTGCTCAAACGCAAACTGGAAGAGAAGGGAAAGGCGGCGTGAGCGTCGACTACGAACTCGCTTTCCCCACCCCTGAAGCGCAACAAGCAGCCCTAGACGCATACATCCAAGCCAACATCGGCTACGGCGGCGGCAAACCCTACGACACACGCCAGTTCTACCGCTGCCCATTCCGAGGCGACGTCGCCGGATACGAAATCCCGTACGACCGGGCACGCGAGCTCGTCACAGCCGCGAACGAAGAACGAACAGAACGTCGCGATCTCGAGCAGCCGAGCCCCGTCAGCGAAGCCGAGGTCGTGCTCCTCGCCGCCCTCCTGTTCTACGGCGAAAACCCGCTGTTGCAGCATCCCGTCGGCCCCTACGACCTCGACTTCCTGATCGACGACTACCGAGCCGCGATCGAGGTCGACGGACGCCAACACCTCAACCGAAACCAAGCCCGCAAAGACAAGCGGCGAGACCAGTATGTGCTCGAAAGGACCGGCATCAGAACATATCGAGTTCCCGCCCGAGACGTCTTCAAAGACCCCCTTTGGACAGTCCGTTACACCTGCCGAGAGATCAGCCTCGACACCCTTAGGGGACTCTAATGCCGTACCTCCTGATCGACGACGGAATGGCCGAAAACCCGAAGGTAATCGGGCTGTCAGACAAGGCGTTTCGCCTGTGGATAACTGCCCTCGTGTATTGCGCCAGAAACCTAACGGACGGTGCTATCTCCGAGTTAGCTATCCGTAGTTTGGCACCTAACTGCCAGATAGATAGGCCGTTAAGCGTCGTAAAACAGATCGTAGAAGCAGGCCTATTCGACGAAACAGACGCCGGATGGCTCGTTCATGACTTCCTCGAATACAACCCTAGTCGCGCTGAAATGGACAGAAAACGCGCAAAGACAAGGGAAAGGAAACGCCGTTACGACCAATCACGTAACGCCAACCGTAACGCCGTTACGAACATGGGCGGTAACGGCGTCAAAGACCCCCCCCAAGGGGGGTCTAAAGACCCCCCCCGTGGGAGCAGCCCTGCGGGCCCCCACGGAAAGACCAACATCGCAGCCGGCGCAGTCGGCACCAGATCAGCAAGCAAACCCCAACGCGAACGAACACCAGACCCCGAAATCAACGCCGCACCACCACCACCAGAACTCCTCGAAATGTTCGGCATCACCAAACCAAACATCCTCCCCGAACCCGACGTAGACGAACAAGACCAGGTGCTCATCGACTACTACGCCACCCTCGAGGTCGACGAAGCCGGATTCCCAATCGCATGACCGCCCTTAGGAGCCGCCCAATGAGCCGACCCCTACCCCGCTACCAACCCGACACCACAGCCGCAGACCACATCAAAATCGAACGCATCACCCGCAACGCCAACCCCACCCAAATCAGCCTCAAGTTCGCATCACCAGCAGAACTCCGAGGCATCCCAGTCCAAGCACGCGGAATTGGTGGCACATCACCCAACACCAACCCACTCACAGAAACAATCAGGCGCAATCCCTAGCGTCCATCCGCCCCCCGTGATATACACACCAGTGGGAACCCGCAGGCACAAGCAACTTGCGGCACCCCGGCCCGAGACGAAGACCCTCGGCCACCTTCTACGCCACACGTGTCACCAAAGCCACCCACCGAGGTGGCCTCGTAGTTGCCAGAACGAAAACAGACATCAGCCGTTTTTAAGCCGGAGGCGGTTTCTTGAC